AATTCAGGAAGCCCCGTTATAATCCTATAACAATCTATCCCGTCATAAGTGACCTCGTAAAAATCGAAGTAAGAACTTCTTAAGCTCCCGTCATAAGTTAAACCCGAATCAACGTGAAAATACTCCCTTTGCTTTTCATATAAAGCTAATCCGTAGTTATCCGCGTCGGTCGCCTTAACTCCTGTGAAATAATCAATTCTTTCCGGATACTCTGGCTCTGCTGATAAATATTCAACGTAATGTTTAACGGAGCCATCTATAAGCCTCTGAACAACCGTCCAAACTTGATCAACGGTATCAATCTGAGGAAGTACCGCCACTGATTCAAAGGTATCGCCTAATTCTTTCCCTGTTGTATGCCTATGCCATCCAATTATTGATTCTCTTGGATCATAAGTTAAGCCGATTAATTCGCCATCCTCTTTAACGCACCAAACAACATCGGGGCGGCCATCCTGGTAAGCCATTTGTTTAACATCGCCCGTTGTAATATGATCGGCTATTTTAGTTAAATCAACGGGCTCATAAGAATCTGTCTCAAAATCAAAGTCCAAAACTCTTAATTTTCGCCTATCTTGCTGTGTAAATATAATTCTTTTATCTTTTATAATGGGAGATATCGCCGCCCCGCCTAAAAAATCCAAAGGCTTGGATTGGAAATTTGTCGGTGTTATCCCGGTTGAACCCCCACTGAATTTAATATTTCCGCCGTTGGCCCCGAATATTAATAAGTCCTCGTTTCCTTCGATCCAACGAATAACATTTGTTTGCTTTGTGGCCAACGTAGCTGTAAAACCACTTGTCGCCGATGTTCCGGTGGTCATATCGTCATAACTAGAAGCTGCTGAAGCCCAAAATGTTTGAGGGTTAGTATCTGTTCCGCCGTACCATGTTCGCTGTTCAAAAAAAGTGACCGCCGCCGGATAATTCCCTGCGCCAAAAGGATCCGCCGTCCTGGCAAAAGTTCCAAAGGTCCAAACTGTCGCCGATGTTCTAACTAGTTTTTGTGGCGGATGATTCCTGTGGGTTAAATACATGGCATCAGATTGCTGCGCCGTCCTTACCGCAAAAAGCTCTGCCTCTAAATAGGGATGTATGAAATGGACGATCTGAACCGCCTCACCACCTGAGCCACCATAAGCGCCATATGTTGAAGTATCGTAATTTATCCCAACGTCCGTTGGCGTCAAGTAAGTGACCGTAAAATATTGACCATTTAAAAGGCTCATTCTTGGTGGCGCTGTAAAATCAGGAATTCCAGTAATAAGAATTTCATCACCCGTGGCCAGGCCATGCGCTCCCGAAAAGGTAACGACGGCCAAAGAGGCTTGGCTTATGGCGGTTATTGATAACGTAACGCCTTTATTTAAAAGTCCGCCGTCCGTATAAATCCGGCCCCTGGAGTCTGTTAATTCAAGCATATAACTCTGTTCGTCATTATAAACAAAAGGGACTAATACGGCGGGGTTATTCTTATAAGTAGTATCCGCAAACCTTAAGCCCGTTCGATATCTGGCCGGCCCTTGAGCTTCCACAATAAAATTTTCTACTCTCTCATGACCTGAAAAGTATAAAGGAATATCAAAACGCCCGCGCATCCTGGGACTTAATTCGCCCGCCGAAAAGTTTTGAAAAGATTGAGTTGATTTCACCATTTTTAAATAGTCTCCGTAATTGTCCAGGGAGACGCCACCGAATAATTATGCCCTCTTCTTTTTGATTTAAACCGGGATGTTTCTCGCCTCGTAGGTGGTCTTTCTTGACCGTCAACCGCATAGGCCGCCGGTGCTAAATCGGCAAGCATAGCCGCCAAGTCGCGCCCCTTAGTGCCCGATCCTGTGATCTGGTAAGAAATTCTTATAGCTATTTCAACGGCTAAAACGTCGATAAAAAGCGGATCCATTAAGACCACTGATGTAAAATCGTAAATATACCTGAGAGGCAACGCGCCACTACTCGTCAACTCGTTAACATCGTCGATTAGTATTTTATTATCCTCTAATTGATAGCGTTTTTGATTCCCATAAGTTCCAATTGTTAAAAACCTAATAAAATCGGAAGGGAGTTGATACTGTTTTGCATATTCGAATTCTGGAGCTTCCGCCAATTCAGGCAATAAAACCCTTTTAATTGCGAAATTCCAGGGATGTTTTCTAAGTGTTGCGCGTCTCACTTGGTCATACCACCTTTTGCAAAGAACCTCGACGTTAGTCACGGGGCTTTCGATAGATGAGATTGACTCTTCTTTAAGATGATCTAAGGCCAGGTTACAAATTTCAACGCTTGATAATATTCCGGCCATAAATATCCCTTTAAATTAAAAAAAGGGAGCCATCCGGCCCCCCTTAATTGTGTGTGCTTTCTCTCTTAATGCAAGTATTCAAGCTCTAGGCTAAAAGTACCCGCGCCCGTAGCTCCAACATTTGTAACTGTGATACAAAGATCATAAGATTCTTTTTTAGTCGCCGCAGTATGCCCGGCATGTTCAAAAAGTTTCTTAGTAAATTCCTCAATACCTAGTGCAACCATTCCGTTTCCTCTTAATACAGCACTTGAAACATCAACCGAAGCTGCGAAACAATCCGCGTCAACTACAACCGAATCAGTCTCGTATAAACCAATGTGGCAAGCTCCCGAGGTACTAAGCGCATCAGCACTTAATAGAATAGCTGTAGGGATAATCTCCGGATTAAGTCCCTTAAACATCCTTAAAACCGAATCGTTTGAATCTCCCGACTCTAATTCAGTAGTTGAGACACAGCCTTTTTTCTCTGCGCCCGTTGATAAAGCTGGGTTTGATTTTTTTCCCGCTTCATTATCTGCATTTGCATATTTGTCAATAACGGCCATTTTAAGCCCTCCTAATAAGGTTAAAAAATATTAAACAGTAGTTCTAATTTTTTGGATCAAAGCGCCTTCCGTTCTTACTGCTCCAAGTGTAAAAATTGCTTGAACTTGCATAACGTCAACATAATCCGGTCTAGGTTGAATCTTAAGCTCAATTTCCTTAGCGATTCCAACACACATTGCACGTTTAGAAGCTGCCAAAAGGAAACGCTCTGTTCCGCCTGTGTTTAATGGAATTACAGGGTTTGATACTGAAGCTCCGTACTTAATTAAATCAAGTCCTGCTGCATTTTGTAGCTGACCTTTTTCAATTCCGAATTGTCTCGTGTAATCACCTGATGTTAATTCCGCCTCACCCATAAGAGCCGTTTGTTCTTTTCCTGAAATTGTAAGATACATTGTCTCAGGAATCTCGCATCCAACTTCGTTATTAACAAAGTTTTGATTGATCTCTAAAAGTTTCTCATAAGTTAAACCCGCCGTGGCATCAACCGTCGTACCGCCGTCGGTGGCAAAATCAACCGTTGTATCAAAATCACGCCCGGTAAGAACATCAGCAAAGGCCGCGTCCATTACTACACGATCAAAACGACGTTCCATAGAAGCAACAACCGCCTTAGCATATTCACCTTGAGGATCTAAAAGCATCCCTTCAACATCGTCGCCGTCAATTGGAAGAGTGATAGAAAAACGTCTCTTAGCAATTTTACGTCTATTGTGCTCGATATCTCCGAATTCAGTCTTATTGACTCTTCCGAAAAGCTCTTGAGATTCCACGGATCCAAGCCCGTCATAAGCGAAATGGTCGCCTTCCATTTTTTTAATTTGAACATAAGGTCTTAAACGCGCCTTAAGTTGTTGCGCTTCATTGTGCACCATATCGCTAAACTGCGTAATTAGTGCTTTATCTACTGACTGAACCATTATTTTCTCCGTTTTTTAGGTTAGTAGTTAAAAAGTTAGTTATTTATTGCCCTTTCGACCACGCTCCCCTATTACGGACGTTTTCTTGCGGGTTAGGCCCACCGATCCCATTGCTTACAATGATGCAAGGACTTAAAAAAGCTACCCTATAATGAAATTTTAACTCATAAAGATAGCATTTTTTTTAAAATGTAACTCTAGTTCATAGCTCCATAAAGTTCTTTTACCTGAGCCTTTATTGATAAGTGGTCAGGGTGAAAAGCATTCTTATAAGCATCCGACGCCATAAGCTCTCGCGCCTTGGCCCTGGCATCAACTGGAGTATTATTTCCGCCGCTAGGCGCTATTCTATCCTCTGAAATATACTTATTTGCAACGCCGTCCAGGACTGAAGTTAAAAGAAGAAGCTCGTTATTTCCAAGCTCTGCTATTGCCGCCTTCATACTTTCCGGAGCAAATTCACTTAGTAACTGATTTGCTTTCCTGGTGGCGTCGTCCTGCCTATCCCCGAAATGATCCGCGAACATTTTATCAAATTCGGCGTCCTGGGCTCCAGGATCCGGCATCATACCATTTACTAACTCGTCATACTTAGTTTGCACTAATTTGGCCTGGCCCTCGGAAAGTCCCGCCTCGTGAAAAATGCTTTTCATTGAAGTTTCAAATTCTTGATTAACTTCCGCGCCTTCTTGATATTCAAAGTTATACTTATCCGGGCTTTCTGGACGTAGCTTATTATAGAATTCAGTCATTTCCTCCGGAGTGGCGTCCGCCCCTGGAATCTGCTTTTTACCGATAAGTTTTTGAGCGTTTTCATACTGATCCAAAAGAGATTCCATGCTATCCGCATTTTTAAGATATTCCTTATCTCTATAAGCCTCCGGGATTGATTCCTTAAAGCTCGACGTTTCTGGTGGTGTCGCCTCTGGTGTGTAATTAGTGTTTAAAGTAGCTG